TCGGCTTTGCTCATCCCAGCCGAAGGTCTCTCTTTCTTTTTTCTTCGATATAGTTTACCTGCCATTATTTTACCTCTTCCAATGCTTTTATCGCCAAAAATTTAGCTAACGAAAGTTTACAAACTTTTCCACGAACAAAATAAGACATTCCTTGTCCATTAAATCCCCAGCTACAAATGCCAAGTATTTTTCCTTCGGTATCATAAATTGGCCCACCAGAGTTTCCTGGATTTATAGCTGCATCAACAATAATCATATCCTTTTGATACATATAAATATCGGGCATATCTACAGCACAAACAATGCCTTTGCTAACCACCGGATAGACAGCAAACGGATTACCGATGGCCCAAACTGCTTCTCCGAGGACGGCATCATCAAATTGTACAATGTCTTCTTTACGTTCTGTCTTAACTTCAATAAAACCTAAGTCTGCTTCATTTTCTTTATACCAATCTATGGCCTCATATTTACTTCCATCTGCCAATATAACAGTAATAGCTGCAGCTCCATCAACTACGTGCCCAGCAGTCAAAATTAAGTCGTCTTTAATGAAAACACCAGTACCTTCCCATCCGGCATAATCCGTTTCAACTACTATTTTTGCTGTACTATTAACTAAACTTGTAAGAAATTTCGCTTCAACTGCTTCTTTAGAAGGCCCAGTTATAGCAAACACCAAGTAGCAAATTATAAACAAAGCCAGCCATACAAAAAACATTCTCTTATTGTATGATATTCTAACTGCCTTTTCCGCTTTCTTGTCGTCTGTCTTGGTTCTATACACAAGGTCGTCGTCTCTCATTCTAACACCCTTTCTCCTTCATAGTGGGGCGGACTTGGCTGCCCACCAGCCCTACGCTGCTGCTGTTCTAAATTAGCCAAACGACTTATTTCAGTTGCCCCAAACTGGTCATTCGTTTGAGCTGATTTCTTTATTTTTCCAGCACTGGCTGGCGTTCTTATAGGCTGCATTGTATATGGAAATTGTGCTAACTCGTGAGGAACCGCAGTCTCATATATCTGATTAAAGTTGTCAAGCCCTGCATACTCGGCAAGAATTCTGGTTGCAGTAGGAACATCCACAACTGCCCCCTGCTGTGCAGCCATCGACATAGACGGTAACACCCACGATGTCATAAAGCTCATTAGCTTCTGGTACTTAATTTCTGGCGATTCTCGCTGCATCGAATAAGGTATGAGCTTAAAGACAAAGTCATTAAACTCGCCCACCTTCCGAGAATTTGAAAATACTGCTGGCATTTGTCCATAACCGTAAATATCCCGAAGCACGGGCACATACGTTAACGGGTTATACCAGAAATCCCACGCGAGCTTTTTCACAATCGAAGTTACAAACGAATCAAATCTCGATGCCATATTGCGAATGATTCGCGTAGCATTATTAAACACAAGCTGCTCTTGTCCCAACGTCGGGGCCTGCACTCCACGACCACCAAGCACGTCTGGGTTGCCGCCTTGTTTCGTAAACTCTGCCTCAGCAAACGCCATCCATTGTAAGTTCGAGGGGTTGACGCCGCCGTACTCAATCTCTTTTAGCGACTGTATATTATCTACTCGCACAGTGCCCATATTCGACGTCTGAGTGATGCGTTTGGCATCGCCCTCGGCAGCAGACTCGTAAGCCAAAATTTTCTTCTGGTTCTCCGCCTGCTCTCTGGCTTTATCAAACAATATGTTCATTGTTACATCAAGGTCGTGCCAAGACCAAGCGGGCGGTAGCGGCGTTGGCGTTTCCGGTAAAAATCTATAACCAAGATAGTCGTATGGGCCGCCTTCTGGGCCAGTCCACTCGATAGTACGAAGTATCTTAGCCTTTTTGCCTTCTGGCATTATCGTAACAATAACATTCTCATCATACAAGTACAAATCAATAAAGGTCGTATAATCTCGAAGGCCAAGCCTACTTCTGTCAAAATTGTGTTTCGTAATCTCCTCTGGCGAGTAGTCCTGAATCATCTTGCCATCAGGAGTAATGTAATCGGCTATCTGGTTCCCCCACTTATCTTTTCCCGCAAAAAAGTCTTTTGCGTAATCTGTCGGTAGCCGATATATGTCGCCTTCCAAAGTAAAGTCGGCTCGCCGCTTAGCAGCTGGGTCTCCGATATAGTTCGCCTCGTCAATTACAGTAACAGACGGAACACCCGTTTTTATGACTCCGCCTTCTTCGAGTCTAATGTTCCCGCTATGCGTTAACATCGTTCTGGTGATAGCAGCACCAAACATTGACGCTACAGCGGCAGGAATCAATACGTTCTCGGCCAACTTCAGATGCTCAATATAGTGGTTTATAGCCAACTGTGTTACATAAGCCCAATGACGGAAGTTGGCTATTTTAGTTTCTACCATAAACTTGGGGTCGCCCTCAACCAAAAATGGTACAATACTATCGACTCCTCGACCTATCAAGTTTATAGTATGAAACGGGTGAAACCCTGGCGTATAATAACCAGCAGCATACGCCTGTATCAGTTTTTGTCGATGCTTCAGCACCGGCTCCTGTAAGCGTCTCCACGCTTTACAAATAAGCTGCAACCTACGCGGAAACTTTAATTTTTTGCTTTGGGTTTTTAAGTCTGCCACTTTTGTCCTCAATATCTAAATCGCCTCATTGTTCGTTTTATATTCTCTTGCTCAGCTTGCCATTTTCTAAACCTGGCCTCAAAAGATTCTGGCGGCGGCTCTTTTTCTCTACGCAAATCTGCGGGCCTCACTTCTACCATAGCAAGAACGCAGAGACCGGTTGCAATTACTCTATCGCCGTGAGCATAACGAGCACCGCTTTCATCCAAAACCGAGTTGCTTAGGCCAGCGTCAATGCGACCAGGAATAAAGATATAATCTTCCAGCTCATTGAGCAAGGCTTCGTCGTGAATAATCAAATAGTTATAATATCGTTCCGGCTTTAGACTTTCTGCAAGAGCCGAATCCAGCCTATCAAGAAGCATCATTTTGGAGCCGTTCGGCCCTGGCGTGCTACGCCATCCGCGATTCAGCCCGCGTTTACGAACCATCTTACGTTCGTTAACATTGAAATAAACTTTGTTGTATCCGAGTTTCCAAACCGTCTTATCAAAAGTATCGCCAGGTCCGTTAGCTTCCCAAATCAAATAAGCATCGCCAAGCCATTTACACGTAGCTACGGCCATCTCTGCGAAATCTGGAACATCAATGTAAGGGTCAGCGTATATGCCAACAAGTTCGTGTTTATTTACATCGCAGATAGTCAGCACCGAATTAGATGCCCCAGTGCCACGCGATATATCACACGCCACAATGTAATTGTGTGTTTTGTTTGGGAGAGACCCCCACCACTTCAAGACATTTCCAGATTCCTTTGGCAAAAACTTAATGTTATGAAAAACTCCACCTATGTTTTCAAATTGTATTTTGCCTTTATAGTTGGGCTTCCTCAGATACTTAGCTCGTATTTTTTGCAACACTTCATAATCAAAAAACTGCTCTGAGGAAGCCTGAGCAATGCGGAGTATATTTTGGCATAAATCTACTTTAGAACGACCACGAGCAATCTCCTTATCAAGCCAAATAGTGTGCATCCTGCCCATCGTGCTTACACCACCATCCCAGCAAAAAAGATGATGATATTTCTCTGGTAATTTCTCTCGTTTAATTATGACGGGCTTATGGTGCTTAAAACAATCAGGGATATACATTAGTTGTCCTGGTAATAGTGAATTTCTCTATGACAATTAGAACAAAGCAAAATACATTTATCCAGCTCTTTCTTCACTATACTCCATTTTCTGCCGCCTATTGCACTAATGCGAATATCTTTCTTCGACGGGTCAATATGGTGAAACTCCAATGCTGCTGGGCATTTCTTATACCCACAAAGCTGGCATTTACCGCCCTTGTATTCAATAGCTTTTAATTTAGCTCGCCTTCTTGCTTTCCTGGTACGCTTTACGTGCTTTTTTCTGGTTTCAAGATTAGTTTGGTATCTTGTACGATTAGCATCTATTTGACATTTCTTACACCAATAATGATACCCGTCTTTTGATTTACTATACTTACAAAAATCTTTTACTGGCTTTTCTTGTTTACATTTACGGCAGACTTTAGTTTCCATTATTCTGTCTTTTTATAATTTTCTGCAAACTGAAATATCTCAGGGTAGTGTTTCTTATAATAATCAACATCTATAATTTCAACCACATTCTCTAACGGCGTATAGTATGCTCCGGCGTTCTTTTCGGGATTAGTTTCGTACCCTAACGTTATTACCGGAACTTTGTTGCTTCTTAGTAATTTACTGTACGGATGACTTGCACCCCATCTAAAATGAGTCGAGTTGAAAATTACGCAGGGCGAAACGTCGTGAATGTTCTCCACGATATGCTCGGCCACTTCAGGTTCGACCCTGGCCAACTCGTCTATAAGAACCGCCGACGCCCTGTTACCAGCACCAAATGACTCGTTCGTGCTCTCGCCCTCAATCATCGAATTATTATCCAGATTCTGCAAAAACAAGTGCTTCTTATTAAACGCGGGCCGCATCCATACCGGCGAGTTCACAATAGCATACATT